TCCCGAGAAGTTTTTGAGAATGTCATCGCCGGTTTCGCCGCCGTATCCGCGTCTCCGATTGAGAATGTTAAGAGAGTTGCTATGGAGGAGATGGCTAAGAAAATGGGGATCGATCCAACTTCTCTTTACCAGACTAAAACGATACTTGATACTAGCAAAACAAATCAGATTATAATATCTGGAACTGCATTTTATGAGTTTAACCATTTTGCAGAATATTGGAAAAGATGGAAAGCTATCATAGAAACAAAAGGCGATCCTAAAGCTATCTCAAACAATGTATTTAATGGCGAGCCAATTCCCGACTCTTTCAAATGGGATGACTATTCTATTATCAGAATTCCGGTAGATCTAGTACCAAAAGGATTCATGGACGAAGGTCAGATTGCTAGATCAAAAGCCACAATCCACAATGGCCTTTATTTAATGGAATTTGGTGCTGTATTTACAAAGGATAGCCAAGGCTTCTTTAAACGAAGTTTAATTGAGTCATGTGTTGGAACGGATATTAAGCCGGTTAAAACACAAAATGAAGAGGTATATTTTGATCCGGTTTTAAGAGGTGGAAAACTAGAGAAGTATGTTATGGCAATCGATCCGGCTTCAGAAGTAGACAATTTTAGTATTGTCATATTAGAGTTACATAGAGATCACAGAAGAATTGTTTACTGTTGGACAACTACTAGAAAAGATCATACGGAACGTGTTAAGAAAGGACTTACAAAAGAGAATAATTTCTATAGTTATTGTGCTAGAAAAATACGAGACTTAATGAATCTATTTCCCGTCATGCATATAGCAATGGACGCTCAAGGAGGTGGTTATTCTGTAGCAGAGGCATTGCATGATCACAATCAGTTAAAACTAGGCGAGATTCCGATCTGGCCGATTATTGATGAAGAAAAGCCCCAGCCATCCGACGATCAACAAGGTCTTCATATTTTAGAGATGTGCCAGTTCGCAAAGTATGATTGGTATTCTGATGCTAATCATGGACTTAGAAAAGATCTAGAAGATAAGATCTTACTATTTCCAAGATTTGATCCAATTACAATCGGATTATCTATAGAGGAAGACAAAGCTAATAATCGTCTTTATGATACATTAGAAGACTGTGTAATGGAGATCGAAGAACTAAAGAACGAATTATCTTTGATAGAAGTATCAGAGAGTATAAATGGAAGAATGAGATGGGATACCCCAGAAGTAAAGATCGGGGTAGGTAAAAAGCAGAGGATGAGAAAAGACCGATATTCCGCATTATTAATGGCAAATATGGCATCTAGAAGTATTAATCTTGAAGAGAAACAATCGGTGTATCATGGATATGGTGGTTTTGCAGCTAGAGATAATTCTAAGAAATTTGAGGGAGCAACATTCACTGGACCAAATTGGTTTACCTCTAATATGAACAACCTATATTGAAGTTTTTGGAGTATACACATTAGTCAGATTGTGGTCTGATTGTATATAGATTGTTGACTTCATAAGGAATTAGCTATGTCAGAAAATGAAAACGAAAATAAAAAGACAGACAAAACACCTTATATCTTCTGGACATCCGCAGAAGATCAACAAGATGCGTTTGATAAAACTTCTGGCAATATAGATAGCTATGACGGGATAATGGCTACGGCAAATCGTAGATCATACATAGATATTGAACCAAACATCTCCGTTAGGACAGACTTTCTAAAGGATGACTATTATCGGTTTCGTCCTAGCGAAGAACCGGCGAGTAATTTCAAGCAATCTATGAGCATGTGCATGAAAGCATATGAAAAGGTTGGCATCATCAAAAATGTTATAGACTTAATGGGCGACTTTGCTTCTCAAGGAATAACACTTAATCACCCTAATAAGAAAATAGAAAAGTTCTATCGCAAATGGTGGAAGAAGGTAAAAGGAGAAGAAAGATCCGAAAGATTTTTAAATACACTATATAGATGTGGAAATGTTGTTGTACACAAAAGATATGGCAAGATAAGCAGGAAGCAAGAAAGAGCCATGTCCAAAGGCGAAGTTCTAATTCAACTACCAGAAATAGAAGTTGTCAAGAGGCAAATTCCACTCAAGTACGATTTTCTTAATCCTTTACAGATAGAAGTAGATGGAGGATATGCTGGAGCTTTTAGTGGAGAACGCACATATAAAATGAAGGTCAGTAAGTCTGTGATTAATTCTTTTGAGAAGAATCCACAATATGCTGATAAGCTTCCTCCAAAGATTAAGACCGCATTAAAGAATCGGGATAGTCATATTAAGCTAGACAATGATACCATCGAGGTCTTCTTTTACAAGAAGGACGATTGGGATTTATGGGCGTATCCGATGGTAAATGCTATCATTGACGATATTCTTATGCTAGAAAAAATGAAGCTGGCGGATATGTCTGCACTTGACGGTGCGATTAGTAATATCAGACTTTGGAGATTAGGCAATCTAGAACATAAGATTTTGCCAAATAAGGGAGCTATCGATAAGCTAAGAAATATTCTAGCTAGTAATGTTGGCGGCGGAACAATGGACTTAGTATGGGGTCCGGAAATTGATTTTAAGGAAAGTAATACCCAAATCTATAAGTTCTTAGGAACAGAAAAGTATCAGCCGGTGTTGAATAGTATTTATGCCGGTCTTGGTATTCCTCCCACATTAACTGGTCTTGCTGGTCAGTCTGGCGGATTCACCAATAACTTTATTTCTTTAAAGACCTTGATTGAGAGACTAGAGTATGGTCGTGACTTACTATATCAATTCTGGGAAAAAGAAATTGAGTACATTCAAAAGTCTATGGGATTCTCGGAACCAGCAACATTGCATTTTGAACACATGATTTTATCGGACGAGGCGGCAGAAAAGAATCTATTAATGCAGCTTGCAGACCGCGATATTATCTCCATAGAAACATTGAGAGAAAGATTTGGAGAACTTCATGATATTGAAGATTCCAGAATAAAGAACGAGGGTAAGAAGAGGGCTAAGAGACAAATGCCTCCAAAAGCAGATCCTTTCCATAATGGAAATGCTGATTCAGAATATAGAAAGATTTCACTTCAAAGAGGTGAGATTGGAATTGATGACCTCACTACTTTACAGCCCAAAAAAGATTTTGTGATGCCAGTGCCAAACTCTCAACAGTCAAAAAAGAGTGTTCCTAAAAATAATGGTAGGCCAAAGTTTACTCAAGATACTAAACCAAGAAAACAAAAAAGAGTACTACCAAAAAGTAAACCAGCACTAGCTTCTGTTATGGTTTGGAGTAGTGAAGCCCAAAAGACAATTTCCAATATTGTAAATCCAGCAATGCTAAGTCATTACAATAAGAAAAATCTCCGAGAGTTAACAAAAGCAGAGCTAAATGATTTGGAAGAAATTAAGTTTAAGGTGCTTTGCAATATGACTCCATACGACGCAATAACTGAAGATAATGTGGCAAATATACTAGAAAGTAATCCTAAAATTACTAACTCTCAAAGCACAATAAAAGCACAATTGCGGGCGGAGTTTGTTGAGAAGCAAGGCAGAGGTCCGTCTATGGATGAGCTTAGACAGATACATAATCTAGCCTATTCGTTTGATTTTTTTAACGAATGATAACTTGAATCGTATTTTTTGGAGTATTTAGGAATAGAAGAAAGGCTACTACATGAAAATATATCAAAATGAAATACTAGACGGCATCGATAAGCTCATAGGGGATAATAACTCTATTGCTTTTCAGTGCGATATTTTCAAAAATGATACTATTTTTAATGATCAACCATTAGTAGCATATTTTCTAGATGAAACTAATAAACAGTCCGATCTATATTATTTGAATTCTATTCTGGTTTCTGCCGGATGGAATAAGAATGATGATGTATTTGGAATAAACGAACTTTGGGCTGCAAGAAATACTCCGATAAATAAACAGTTCAACTATATGCATGATGATTCTGATATCATCGGACATATTACTGGATCTATGGTCGTTGATCATAACGGTAAGAAGATAGAAGATGATGCGGACTCTACAAAGCTGCCCGAAAAACTAGATATCATAACTAGTGCGGTGATTTATAAAACTTGGTCAAATGCACAGATGAGGGCAAGAATCGAAGAACTAACAAAAGAAATTGACGAAGGTAAGTGGTCGGTTTCAATGGAGTGTATCTTTAGTAACTTTGATTATGCTTTAATTGGTCCCAATCAAGATCAAAAGGTTTTGGCTAGAACGGATGAGTCTTCCTTCTTAACAAAACACTTACGAGCGTATGGTGGAAGTGGTGAGTTTAAAGGCTACAAGATAGGAAGACTTTTAAAAGGCTTTTACTTTTCTGGAAAAGGGCTTGTTGCTAAACCAGCTAATCCGAGAAGTATCATTCTTAGTAAGGAAGTCAATCCTTTTAATAGCAAAGCCGATATAACCTTTTACAATTTTTTAACTGCGACGGAGAATCATAATATGAGCATTGATATGACCAAGCAGATTGAAGATTTAAAGGCAGAATTAGAAGCTTCTAAAGCAAGCTTTGATGCCGAAAAATCTACAATCGAAAAAGACAATAGCGAAAAACTAGCAGAACTTACATCTGCTAACGAAGCTGCTCTTGCCGAAAAGGATCAACTAATTGCATCTCTTGAAGCCAAGGTAAAGGAATTGGAAGATTCTTTTGCCGGTATGAATGGCGATAAAGAAAAGGTGATGAAAGAAGTTGAAGCTTTCAAGCAAGAAATGGTAAAGAAAGAAGATGAAATGAAGGGCATGAAAGAAAAGTATACTGCCATGCTCAAGCAAATGAAGGGGATGAAGCGTGTTGCATCCCTCCTAGAAGCTGGTGCTAACGAAGAAAAGGCAAACAAGATCGTTGAAGACTTCTCAGATGCTTCTGACGAAATGTTTGCTTCCGTAGTGGCCTTGTTAGCTGATAAAAAGACACAGTCAGAAGTTTCAAAGCCGGAATCAAAACCGGAACCTGCTCCTGTTGATTTTGGGTCAGAGGACGCAGACGATGATGACGAAGAAGCTGACGCTTCCGAGTTAGATGGTGCTGAAGGAGTTGCTGAAGCCACACTAGCAAATCCCGAGTCAAACCAAGAGAGTCAGAATCTAGCAATAGCTTCTGCTGCCGCTTGGTTACGTCAATCTGTTTTAAAGTCAACAAAAAATCTCAAGTGATATAGGAGTAATAATATGCCACTTAAAGGTGACCGTTTCGAATTAGATACTGATATTTCATACTTTATGAATGAAACCGCCGTTCGCGGTGGTGTTGTTTCTGTTAGCACTCAGGGTTCTGGTGCTGCAATGGATAGTGCCTCTGCTCTAGTGGTTCAGGCTGCAAATCCATCCGGTGTTGCTCCTCTTGGTATTCTCCTAAACGACGTTGTAGATATTGACCAAACTCGTCAACATCTAAACTGGCACAAAGATGAAGTTCAGAAGGGTAGCAAAGTTACTATACTAACCAAAGGCTTTGTTGTTACTGATAGAATCAGCGGCACACCAACTGCGGGTCAAATCGCTTATGTTGGTTCCAGCGGTTTAATTTCTGGTACACAAGCCACAGGTGCCGCAGCAATCGGTCGCTTCCTTTCAACAAAGGATGCTGATGGTTTTGCTAAAGTCGCCGTTAACCTTCCATGAATCTAATTAAAAGAAATAGGAGAATATAAATATGTCATTTCTAACTAAACCAGATCCTGAGTTTATTCAGTTACTAAAGCGTACCGGTAGCGAAGATCGCAACGAAGCCGCTTTGGCAATGGCCGAGCTTGCCAAGGCTGTTGAATTACCTCTTCGTGAAGGTATCATGGTTGGCGATATTGCTAGCAATATCTTCGAAAGAATCCCAATGGGACCGGGAACCTCAACAGAGTTCCCACTTGATCTACTCTCCCCCGGCGAAGAGTCAGATTTCGTGGCCTATGTTGCTCCTGCCCACGGTCGTGTTCCAGAACGCACAGTTGAAGGCGACTACGTCATGGTGCCAACATACACCATCGCTAACGCCATCGATTGGCTTCTTCGTTATGCCCGCGAAGCTCGTTGGGACATTGTTGCCCGTGCAACACAGGTTCTAGAAGCTGGCTTCGTCAAGAAGATGAATGATGATGCTTGGCATACACTACTCGCCGCTGGCGTTGATCGTAACATTCTTGTTTACGACGCCGATGCCGCTGCCGGTCAGTTTACAAAGCGTCTTGTTAGTCTTCTAAAGGTTGTTATGCGTAGAAACGCTGGTGGTAATAGTGCATCTGTTAAGCGTGGTCAGCTAACAGACGTTTACCTTTCTCCAGAGTGTGTAGAAGACATGAGAAACTGGGGTATTGATCAGCTTGACGAAACTAGCCGTAGAGAAATCTATGTTGCTAACGACGGTGCTGGTTCAGTTTCCCGCGTTTTCAATGTTAATCTACATGCACTAGATGAACTTGGCGAAGGTCAAGAATATCAGCAGTACTACACATCAAGCCTTAGTGGTACTCTCGGCCCAAGCAGCGACGTTGAACTAGTCGTTGGTCTTGATCTCTCTGCTAATGACAGCTTTGTTATGCCTGTCAAGCAGGAAGTTAAGATCTACGAAGATCCAAACCTTCATCGTCAGCAAAGAGCCGGTCTTTACGGCTTTGCCGAAATCGGTTTTGGTGTGCTTGATAATCGCAGAATTATTCTCGGCAGTTGCTGAGAAAAACTTTTGCAGTTGTTTCTCTGGGGAGAGGGGGAATATTTCTCCCCCTCCCTTTTTTGTTATATCACACCATTACGAGGATAACAAATGTCTTTAAAGGTTGCTAATAGAGTTAAGGAATCTACTCTAACATCTGGCAATGGGACAATTGCTCTAGCTGGAGCAATGAATGGATATCAGTCATTCTCTTCTGTGTTATCTAATGGTGACACAACATACTATACTATTGTTAACGCGGACAATTGGGAAGTTGGTATAGGAACATATTCTTCTGGAACTCTTTCCAGAGATAGTGTATTATCTAGCTCAAATTCTAATAATAAGTTAAGTCTATCTGGACAGAGCTTTATCTTTATAGCCTATCCGTCCGAAAAAAGCGTCTATAAGGATGCTAATGGTCAGGTAGTGGCCGGATCTTCGGGGATTATTATAGAGTCTGGAAATCCATTTAATACAGCGAATGTATTGTATAACTCTAGCGGGCTTCTCTATTTTAATGGTCTTCCGGTAAATAATGATCCGGAAGTTGTTGAAAAAGCAAACTCTTTAGTAACAACTGTTTTTAATAGAACATCATCTCCTATACCAAAATTCTCAGTGGTATACATTAGTGGAGGTCAGGGTGATCTTCCCATAATATCATTGGCTTTAGCTAATGGCGAACCTAAATCTAGCAAAACATTTGGCGTGACCGAAGAAATTATTCCGGCGATGAGTAGTGGTCGCGTTGTATCTTATGGTAATATTCTGCAAGTAAACACTGATGCTTACAATATAAATGCTCCACATGGAGATATCAACGGACAAGTATTATATTTGAGTCCAACAGTTTCTGGCGGATTAACAATAACAAAACCTTATGCTCCAAATCATCTTGTTGCTGTGGGAACAGTTATTAGAACTCATCAGAACGAGGGTGTTTTTAATGTAAGGATTCAGAACGGATTCGAATTAGAAGAGTTGCATAATGTAGCGACTACCGGAGCAACATCCGGTCAGTTTATCAAATATAACGGGTCGTTATGGAGAAATAGTACTCTTACCAGTGCGGATATTAGCGACTTTAGTAGTGCAGTAAGTGGAATATCTCCAAATATTACTATTAGTGGAACTAGTGGAATAGCAGTTGATAAAAATGGGAACTCGTACACCGTCTATGCTACTGGAACATTTGGTTTAACATCATCTCAGATTCAACAGCTTCTTAATAGCGGCGTTAGTATAAATGTTGTTTCCGGGACAGGAAATTTCAATTCATTATCCGTAACCAACATCCCAGTTAGTCTTAGCGGCCATACTCACACAAGTTCTCAAATAACAGACTTTAACGCATCGGTCAACAATCTTATCTCTGTAAAGAATGTGTCGGGGAGTGGATATGTTAATGTTTTGGCTACTACTGGTAATTATATTGTTTCTGTGAGCGGTTTACAGCCTACAGGAAATTATAGTCTAGTTGGTCACTCTCACTTAGTCTCTGATATAACCAACTTTAGTAGCGGAGTGAGCGGACTACTACCGTTTACAGGAATTATCGGTAGCGGATATGTAAATGTTAATACAATTAATAGAGTAGCCACTATAAGTGTTAGTGGACTTCAGCCTAGTGGTAATTATAGTGTATCCGGCCACACTCACGCAGCCAGCAATATTACAGACTTTAATAGTTCTGTTAGTGGATTATTATCAGTAACAAACATAATTGGTACTAGCGGAGCATCAGTTACTTCTAGCGGCACAGTCTTCACGGTCGCCGTAACCGGCTCGTTTGGATTAACAACATCAGAAATACAATCTTTGCTTAATAGCGGGGTTAGTATCAATGCTGTTTCGGGAACTGGCAATTTCAACTCCCTTTCTGTAACAGGAATTCCAGTTAGCGTTAGCGGCCATAGTCACATTTTAACAATTGGCAGCGGATCAGGAATAGCAATAATCTATGATAGTTCTCAAACTCTTAATATTGTGGGATCTGGTAATTCCGAAGTTTCGTACAACAATTCCAATAAGACCGTTTTAATAAGTTCGCCCACCGCAAATAGAGGCTATGAAGTTCTTGGTTCTGGTAAGAGCGTATTTACTGTTGATAATGGTTATGTTGTTGGAAATATAGACGTTTTCTATAACGGTGTAAAATTATTGAATGGAAGCGATTTTACCGCGACCAACGGAACAACATTTGCTCTGGCTGTTTCGGGAATAGCTGGAGATGTTGTAGAATGGACTTCTTTTACTACCTCTCCCAGATATCAGGTAGTAATGGGAGAGGTAAGAAGTGACTTTGTTAGCGGAGTTAATTATATAGGAAATGCAATTCAAGGATCAAGCGAAAGTGATAGTGTTTGGAGAATTAAGAAAACTAGTATAAGTAGTGATGGAGAGATACTCAGTAATCTTACTGCAACTAATGTAAAGTGGACCGATAGACTCATAGAGACATACGTTTAAGGAAATATTATGCCAACTATACTAGCAACAGGAAACGGACTATGGAGTTCTTCTGGCGTTTGGACTAGCGGATTAATTCCAACTAGTGGAGATATTGCGGTAATAAATAATAGAAGTATAACTTTAGACTCTGATATTTATGTGGATCAAATAAGATTTGATGTATTTTCTGGATCTACGGCTGGAGGAACAATTTTTCCAGTTAATTTTACTATCAACGCTAATCTTATAGATCTTAATCCGAATATAAACATTAGTACCACGGGAATTACAACTATCAACTGCGTTAATTTATATGGTAATAATACTAGTAATAGGACCACAATTATACTAAATAACAACTCGGGAAATCTCATAGTAAATTCTAATTACATATATGGAGGTTCATCAGCAGTAGTTAAAAATACTTCATTGGGAATAGTTACTATCAATACAAGTACAATAGTGGGAGCCTTTCTTTTTACAACCGATGTTGGACATATAGCTAATATTTCTAATGGAACAATGAACGTAAACTCTGTGAAAATAACTAATGGTTTTATAACGGGTGGATTTGCAAATCCAACAGTTACTAATAATAGCAATGGGATCATGAATATTCGTGGAAATTTGATTAGTGAAAATAGCGATACTTCAGGCACTAATTTTGTAGCAAGAAATTCTAGTAGCGGAATAATGAATATCTTTGGAGAAATAAATCCTTTTATTAACAATGTTGTTAACAATGCCGCTGGTGGAACTATTAATGTTAGCGGTATCGTTAGAGGAACAAGATCTCCTAATTTAATCAGAGTAGGAATAATTAACTCAGCATTGGGAACAATTAATGTTACCGGCATTGTTACCGGGGCCGCTATTGGCACAGGTAGCACAACCGCAGGAGCGGGAATACAAAATGTTTCTGGCGGAACGGTAAATGTTGTGGGAAATGTGATTATGGAAGGCGGTGGCACATTGGTGGCAACTGCGGCGATTCTTAATAGTAGCGTTGGTACGGTAGTAGTTAGTGGAAATGTTATCGGGCCAAATGTTAACTCTAGTCCGGGCATACACAACGCTAGCACGGGATCGGTTTATGTTTATGGAAATGCTACGGCGGGAAGAACCGGACCCGCTGTGAGAAACGCTAGCACGGGTTATGTTTATGTTAAACGGGCCATTGGAAATGACTTTGGATTAGGCTCAGTAGGAGTAGCTTATACAGCAGCTTTGGTAAATGATGTTACGGGTCAGTGTTATATAGAAGAATTTGAGTGCGGACCTAGAGGAAGTTTTCCTCTTGGTGGAGTAATAACCTTAGAAGATAAAACTAGTAATGTGGCAATTGTGGAACTTTCTACTGGAGCTATGAAAACACTAGCAGATCCAGCATCTAATAGTGGACTACTACCTAGTGTTAATGATGTTAGATTCGGAACAGTTTATAATAGTGGAGTACTAACCGGAACTATGATTGTACCAAACGCTAATAGCGTGAGCTACGGAGTGCCGATTGATAGCGGCATTGGAAATGCGGTTCTTACTGGTGCTGATTTTTGGAATTATTTGAGTAGTAATATAGCAACAAGCGGAAGCATAGGAAATCGACTTAAAAATTGTTCCACGGTAGAAACTGTGGGCAAACAACTGGAGAACTCACTGAGTTAAAAATATGGCAACTATATTAGCAGCAAATAACGGAAACTGGAGTGCTACTGGCACATGGACCGGAGGAGTAATTCCCACAACAGGAGATATTGTTGTTGCAAATAGTAGAAACGTTACTATTAACGTTAATATAGATGTTGCTCAATTACGAAACGATAATTTTGGAGGAGCGGCAAACTACGGAGACTTTCGCCCTGTTAGCGGGGTCATAATTAGAGCAAATATACTTACTGGCAGTGCTGCCAGTATGCCTCCTTGTATGACTATCAATAATCCGTGTTCTATAGTTGGCAATATAAATGGAGGAGGAACGGGAGGAAGCTTGACATCTCCTTATAATGGTGCTGGCGTTGCAATAGCCTCTAATGTTACTGTTATTATTAGTGGTAATATAACAGGAGGAAGTAATCTCAATTGCGTTGGATTAAACCTTCCCTTTGGAACAGCTATAGTTGTTGGAAATGTTACGGGGGGATCGAGTGCTAGTTCTGCATTCGGAATATATTCTCCAAATAATGGAGGTATTTTGATACTAAATTCTGGAACCATAAGATCCTCTAGCGTTATGAGTGCTATTAATTACAATTCTATTTCGGGCACTATTTCTGGAGATGTTTTGGGGCCTACTAGTTTAGGTTCCGCAAACTCAATCGTTTATGCTAATCCAGTGGGAATATTAACTATAAACGGAACGGTGATTGGATCAAACAATGGAACAATAGTAGCTTCTGTAAGTAATAGCTCTAATGGATCTATCGTTATTAATGGTACTGTGACCGGAGGAACAAACGGATCTCCTGGTGTTTTAAATGCCGCTCTTGGTTCTGTCATTATTAACGGAACAGCTATCGGCGGATCAGGAGCGGCGGGCGTTATTAATAGTTCAACAGGTTCCGTATTTGCTACTCTTGCTAAAGGAAACATTTATGGAATTGGTTCTAGCGGAGCAACGCATCAGGTAGGAATATCTAATGCTAGTTTTGGGCCTTGTTATGTTAGTGGAATAGAGTTTGGAGATAGAGGAGCTTGTCCGGTTTTTGGACCAATTCAATTCTTAAATAGCTTAGATAATACTTGTAGTATGTATCGACCTTCCGGATTAAGTAAAAAGATCCTATTAGATGTGAACAACGTTAGCGGACTTTTGCCACAAACAATCGATGTTAGAAAAAATGTGGTTTATAATCTGGGTAATAATATTGGCTCGTTAAATATGCCATCTTCTGGTAGTGTGGCACTCGGAGTCGCGGTCGATAATACCAGTGGTATTGCTATTTTGAGTAATCCGGGTCAAATATGGGATTATGATACCAGCAATATTAGTGGTGTAAACAGTATTGGAAATCGACTCAAGAACTGTTCTACTGTGGAAAATCTAGGAACTCAACTATCCAACGCTCTAAGCTCTATTACTCCGTAGGAGAATTAAATGACCAAAGCATATAAAAATGCGGTATTAGCAACCTCCATAACAGCATCCGGCGTTAATAGCGACGTTGAGGGAAATCTTAGTGTTCAAAATACGGGCGTGGCTCTTAGCGGACATACTCATACCGTTAATCAAATTACAGACTTCGATAGTTCTTTAGCGGGGTCTTTGAGTGGAACATACGGATTAACAAGCGGATCAGTTTTCCCCACAGGATTAACAGCATCTACCGTGAGGATAGGATCAGCAGTTTTAACGCCAGCGTTAGCGTCCGGAGCAATTAACGCGATCAATTTTTCGAATTTATATTTGTGGAGTACCTTTAGATAAGGAGAAGTTAATATGGCAACTAGTCCATCGTTCGCAGTAACACCCAGAATTGGTATGGCTCAAGTATCAGCGGCCAATACCGCCCGTGACGGATCTGGTACTGTTGCTACTGTATTAATCGGAGCATCAACAGGAACCAGAATAGCAGAGGTTGTGGTTCAAGCGGCAGTAACAACTACCGCTGGTATGGTACGACTATTTCTTACAAACGGGGTAACAACCAGAATGTTTGACGAAATTAGTATTGCTGCCGCAATAGTATCCGCAAGTGTTAAGGCAACCAGAGTTAGCACAACCTATAACAATCTTGTTTTACCAGATAGCACATGGAGTTTGATTGCTAGTACACATAATGCTGAAGCTATCAACGTAATGGCGTTGGGGGCAGATCTGTGAATAACGGGATACTAGCTCCTCAACCATTTTCATCAGCAGTAAGCATGATGGACTCTACAATGGAACCGTTGTTGGGAAACGCACAACCAACACCAGTTCCTTATCATTATCCTCAAAGTTATGATTTTAGGATTGGTAATAATGATGGAATTAGCGGAAAAGATTTTGTTTTTGTTGTTGATACAACTATTCTTGGTAGCACAACAATTTCTATACTATGCAGAGGCGATTTAGGAGATAGGTTCTCAATTGATTGGGGAGACGGAACATACGGAGCAATAGCACCGGTTGGAACACAAAGAACTAGAAGTTTTGAAACAGTACTTACATTTACTAGCTTTGTATCTACTCCGATTATACACACTTATACTAAACATGGCATATATACAATCATATTAAGAGGAAGATTCAGTGTGGATTCTATCGGATCAAGTGAATCATTAACAGCTATTTTATCATATGGAGATACGAATTATAGAAGCACAACATTATATCATGGTACTGACACAAATTTAGTATATGTTCCTCCACAAATTCCAACTAGCGTAACTGATTTGACTAGCTGTTTTATTTCTCTTACAAAATTCAATCATCCTAATATTGCATTGTGGGACGTTAGTCGAATACAAAACATGGTGGGCTTATTCTCTGAGAATCGAGGTTTCAATCAAGATTTAGATAAATGGAAAGACAAGGTCGGTAATGTTAATGATTTTACTTACGCTTTTTTCAACTCCTCTTTCAATGGTAGTCTATCTGGATGGGTTTTAGGAGATGTGGATTGCAGTCTTATGTTTGGAAACTGTAATAGTTTCGTTGGAAAAGGACTAAATAATTGGGATGTTACTGGAGTACAAAATGTAAACTCTATGTTTACTGATTGTGCTTCGCTCAATGTTAATTTGAGTGGCTGGAATCTTTGTAATTGTTATGATATGAGTAATTTTATGTCAAACACAAATATTGGAAGCGATAACTATGACATATTATTAAATTCGTGGGAATTATCGTCAACTGGTAATCCCATTAAGCCTTGGGAGACTAGTATCAACGTTGATTTTGGCTCGGCAAAATATACGACAGCAAGTTCTGGTGCCAGACAAAGACTAGTTGATTATGGATGGACAATAACCGATGGAGGGTTTCAAGCATGACATCTCAAATTATTTTTCCCAAAGAACCAACATACTGGATACTATCGGATGGAGCATCTTATTATGACGGACTTACTCCATCTAATTGTGTTACAACAGTTGGTGCTGGTACTACAGTTTATTGGATAGGCACAAATCATCAGGAATATGTTCAAGCCTGCTTAGACTTGGGAATAACTCCGCGAAACCCCAGCGATAATCCTCTGGTAACTATTAATCCAGAATCTCCAGCCTCTTTCTTGGACCAAAAAATTAACGAGCTTAAAGATTCGATCAATTCCACTATAATCGACATAGGCAAATCTCAAGAAGAATCTGTAATCAAAATTGAAAATGACATATCCGCATTATCGGCACAGCAACAAGAAACTGTGGCAAAATTAGATCCTATTGTCACAAATATTCCTAATGAGAGAATCAGTGCTACACAGGCAAGACTCTGGCTAATCAACAATAATATTGATTTAGCACTGGTCTATAGCATTATCGACAATATTCCGGATGAACAAAGTAAAAA